TGTACAAGAGTGCATTAAAAGAAAGTGTTGAAGAATCACTTACAGAAGAACAGTTTGATGAAAAAGCAGGCGAAAAAGATGCTTGCTATCGCAAAGTAAAATCACGCTACAAAGTATGGCCCAGTGCATATGCTAGTGGTGCACTTGTAAAATGCCGCAAAGTTGGTGCAGCCAACTGGGGCAACAGTAAGAAGAAATAATGCGTATTGTTGAACTACATGAGGACTTGCGTTCATGGTTCGGCAAAGGTAAAAAGGGCGGCGCCGGAGGCGGCGGCTGGGATCGTTATAATACCAAAGGCGAAAGAATTGGTAAGTGTGGCGATAGAAAAAAAGGTGAGGGTAAACCAAAGTGTTTGTCTAAATCTAAGGCTGCAAGTTTAAGAGCCAGTGGTGGCAAGGCAGCAATTGCAAAAGCAGTTAACAGAAAACGTAGACAAGACCCTAAAAAGAATCGCAAGGGCAAAGCAAAGAATGTTAAAAACAAATGAGAGCAAGTGATTTTATTACAGAACAACCAGTTACCACAACAAATAAACAGGGTGTGACTACTACTGTAAACAAAGCAGCAAACAGAGTTACTACTCGTGATGCTGGTGGCACAGTTGTTAAAGATCGCAGTGGCAATATGCGCAGTATTAGTACTCCTAAAATAGGCGGCTTTCAAGCAAAGCAAACATTCAGACCAGATGCTACTCCAGGTTATCAACAAGCAACTTACACGCAAGGTCCTACAACACTTGATGTTAAAGGTAGCCCAGAAACTGGCTTTACAAAATCTGCTAAATTTAGTGCAGGTGGGATGGATGTAAAACAAACACAGCGTTACAGTGGTCAAAAACAAACTGATGCAAGTTTAAATCTAGGCAAAGGTAAAACATTTAAAGCAAAACTAACACAAAGTCAGTTTAATGAATTCGGTCCGGCTGAGCGTGTGGTAACAGTAGGTGGTACTACAGTAAGAGCAAATAGTAGAACAGGCAAAGTAAGTGCAAATACTAAAATAGGCAACACTAACCTTAGTGTTGACAATACATTAAACAAAGATGGTTCGTCAGGAAAAATGTCTGCTGCAACTAAGATAGGCAATACTACTGCTACTTACAATACAAACAAAAGTGGACAGCAATCACTAAATGTATCTAGCAATTTAGGTAAAAATAAAACAATAAGTGCAACATCTAATATAGCAAAGCCTGGTGCTAAGCCTGTTACTAAAATGTCCTTAAGTGAGTTTGAGGATGTGCAAGCAGCAATCCGTGAGCATGTTGCTAAACGTGTTCCATTTACAGAGTGCATGTTCCGTCCAGGTAGTTCAGCATTTACAGAGTTTTATCGTCAAGTGCGTGAGTGCGCAGACAAACTAAACTTGGATTGGGAAGATCAAGAACTAATTGCTACAGACATCGGCGAATGTATTATGGTTGAAGGTGAAATGGTAGCACTTGATGTGCCTATGATTCAAGAAGAAGAACTTGACGAAGCTGAATACCAAGGACGCAAAGTAAAACTTAACAGTCCGAAGCGTGGCGGTAGTAAGAAGTTCTATGTATACACAAAGAACAAAAAAGGCAACGTGATCAAAGTATCATGGGGCGACACAACTGGACTTAGTGTAAAAGCAAAAGACAGAGGCGCAGTTAAAAGTTTTGTAGCACGACACAAGTGCAAAACAGCAAATGATAAAACTACTGCTCGTTATTGGAGTTGCAGAACTCCACGTTACAAGGCTTTAGGAGTTAAAGGCGGACAATGGTGGTAAAACCTTACGAGGAAACCCAAGTCGCACATAACATCAAGCATAGAACATTTAGAGAAGATGCAGACAACAGTGACTTTTGCTGGCACCGTGATGCTGAGGATCGTACAGTTCGTGTGTTAGAAGGTGCAGGATGGAGTCTACAGTTAGACAACCGTTTGCCCATGGCACTAGTTCCTGGCAGAGATTACTTTATTCCAGAACGAGTATATCATAGACTTATCAAAGGCAAGTCAGACCTTACAGTTGAAATAACTCAACATATTAGTTGACACTTCTCCCACATACATATATAATAAAGCAATAATCAACAAGGAGTACTCACATGAGTGACAGAGTTTTCGGGCCTGAAGAAAAGGCAAAACTAACACAACTAGTAAATGAAGGCATTACTGTAATGCAGGAAGTTGACGATCTTAATGATGGTCTCAACGATACTATTAAAGCCATTGCAGAAGAAATGCAGATCAAGCCAACAGTACTTAAAAAAGCATTACGCACAGCATACAAAGCAGACTTCGAGAAGCATAGCGATGAATACAGTGAACTTGAGAACATCCTGGCTACTGTGGGCAAAATCTAAGTGCAAAAAGTAAAACAATTTTGGATCAATAGTTACACTAGCGATAGAACTGCGTTCTACTTTGAGTTGATTAGTTTCATTTTCACAGTGGGTGCAAGTATGTTGCTGGCAGTAAATGCTGACAATCCAAATATGTTACTTGTTTACCCTGGATTTTTTGTAGGAAGCATAACACAACTATATGCAAGTTGGCGTAGAGGTGCAGCATGGATTATGTTGCTTACCTTCTACTTTGCATGTGTTAATGTGTTTGGATATGGAGTAGCGGCACAATGGTGGTAGATTATTATACGATGCACTGGAGTGACTTTTATTGGGCTATCCGGTATGCTGTTACTAGTATCCACATTCTTTCTATTGCAGACAGATCGCATAGATCCAAAAGGATTTTATTATAGTTTCTTTAATCTATTAGTTGCAGTATTTTTAGGAATTAACTTGTACTACAAGCCAGTTCTTGCTAATATAGTACTAGAGATATTCTGGGCCACAATGAGTTGTTGGGGCATGTATAAATGGTACAAGGCAAATAAATGAGTTATGTAGACGCATTTTTCGATAGAGAACATGATCGTATTCATGTAGTTGAGCGTGTCAATGGCAAGCGAGAGTATCGTGAGTTTCCTGCCAACTATGTATTCTACTATGATGATCCGCGTGGCAAATACAAGACAATATTTGATACACCAGTAAGTCGCTTTAGTACACGCAACAGTAAAGAGTTTCACAAGGAACTTAAAATACAAAGCGGTAACAAACTCTATGAGAGTGATATCAATCCTGTATTCCGTTGTTTGGAAGAGAACTATTTGGGTGCAGACACTCCCAAACTACAAACAGCATTTTTCGATATTGAGGTAGACTTTCACCAAGAGCGTGGCTATAGTCCTACTGATGATCCGTTTAATGCAATTACTGCAATCACTGTATACTTGGATTGGGTAGAGCAACTTGTAACACTGGCTATGCCTCCCAAAAGCATGACAATGGAAACTGCAAAAGATATATGCAAGCAGTTTGACAATACATTTCTGTTTGATAATGAAGGTGATCTTCTCAAAACATTTATGGATTTAGTTGAGGATGCAGATATTCTCAGTGGCTGGAACAGTGAAGGATATGATATCCCCTATACGTTTAACCGTATAACTCGTATACTCAGCAAAGAAGATCTAAGGCGTTTCTGTTTGTTTGGACAAAAGCCAAAGAAGCGCACGTTTGATAGATTTGGAAAAGAGGAATCAACCTTTGACCTAATAGGGCGTGTACACTTGGATTATATGCAACTGTATCGTAAGTACACCTATGAGGAACGTCACAGTTATAGTTTGGATGCAATTGGTGAATATGAACTTGATGAGCGTAAAACTGCTTATGAAGGCACACTTGATCAGTTGTACAATCAGGACTTTGAAAAGTTTATTGAATATAATAGGCAGGATGTTCTACTACTTGACAAACTGGATAAGAAACTACGTTTCATTGAACTTGCAAACGTACTTGCACATGAGAACACCGTGCTACTAATGACTACCATGGGTGCGGTTGCTGTTACAGAACAAGCAATTATAAATGATGCACATGCTCGTGGTATGGTTGTTCCCAATCGTAAAAGCAGAGATGAAGGACCTAAAGTAGTTGCGGCAGGTGCGTATGTTGCATATCCCAAGAAGGGGTTGCATGACTGGATTGGTGCTATTGATATTAACAGTTTGTATCCTAGTGTAATTCGTGCGCTTAACATGGGTCCAGAAACTGTGGTAGGACAACTGCGTCAAACAATGACTGAACATATGTTGCGTGAAAAAACTGCAAGTGGTACAAGTTTTGCACAGGCTTGGGAAAATGAATTTGGCAGTCGTGAGTATCGTGCAGTTATGCTTATGGAGCGTGGCACTGAGATTACCATTGACTGGGAGAACGGTGACGAAGATACACTGAGCGCACATGATGTATGGCGTTTAATATTTGACAGTAATCAACCCTGGACGCTAAGTGCAAACGGCACCATCTTTACATATGAACGCAAGGGTGTTGTGCCTGGACTACTGGAACGCTGGTATGCTGAACGTAAAGATATGCAGAAGGAACTGAAAAAAGCCAAAGATGAAGGTGGTGATGTTGAGTACTGGGACAAGCGACAGTTGGTTAAGAAGATTAACTTGAACAGTTTGTATGGTGCTATTCTAAATCCTGGTTGTCGCTTTTATGATTTCCGTATTGGACAAAGTACTACCCTGACTGGACGCTGTATAACAAAACGCATGGCTGAAACTGTAAATGGTATTCTTACAGAAAAAGAAGAACACACGGGCGACTGTATTATATATGGCGACACTGACAGTGTGTATTTTAGTGCGTGGCCTATGATGCAGGAAGAAGTAGAGTCTGGTCGTGCAGAATGGAGCAAGGATTTATGTACCCAACTATATGATACTATTGCAGACAAAGTCAATGAGGAGTTTCCTGTGTTTATGGAACGTGCTTTTCATTGTCCGCGTGAGAATGGTGAGATCATTAAAGGTGGCAGAGAGATTGTTGCAACCAAAGGTCTATACATTACTAAGAAACGCTACGCAGCACTTATCTATGACTTAGAAGGTTTCCGTTTAGACATGGATGGCAAACCTGGTAAAGTAAAAGCAATGGGCCTGGATCTCAAACGTAGTGATACTCCACGTTTCATGCAGGACTTCCTTAGCGAACTATTGCTAGACGTACTTACAGGCAAGACTCGTGAGAGCATTATTGACAAAGTAAAAGAGTTCAAGTATGCATTCAAGGAGCGACCAGGCTGGGAAAAAGGAACACCCAAGCGTGTAAACAACTTAACAAAGTTTACAGCAGAAGAAAAACGTTTGGGTAAAGCAAACATGCCAGGGCATGTTAGAGCAGCAATGAACTGGAATAATCTTCGTAAGATGCATGATGACAAATACAGTCAGAGTATTATTGATGGTGCAAAAACTATTGTATGTAAACTAAAGCCTAATCCACTTGGCTATACAAGTGTTGGCTATCCTATTGATGAAGGACATTTGCCACAGTGGTTTAAGGATCTGCCGTTTGACGATGAAGCAATGTCAACTGCTATCGTAGATCAAAAGATTGACAATCTACTTCATGTATTGGATTGGGACTTGGCGGCGGCAACACAAACTGCTAACACATTTGATGATTTATTCTCCTTTGAGTAATATGCGCATATAAATACACTTGGAGAACGTCTATGAAACTTGTGGATAAATTAATTTTGTTTAGTCGCTTTTTGCGAGATAACAAAGACCACGAGCTGGACTTAGACACTCTATTAACAACACAAAAAGAGTATTTCAAAGAACAGTCGCGTTACTGGCGTGATAAAACAGATTACACTGAAATAGACAGCGTTGTTAGTGAAATGCAGACTCTTACTGCTAGATACAATGATTTACTTCGTAACATTAATCAAAAAACTAACGAGCTTTTGCGAAAAGAAGAGCTGCTCATACTTCGTAATGATTATGAAACATTTGAAAGTTCAGAACATAATCTAGAACTAGTGCGAGAAAGAGCTTATCGTGACACTAAAATTATTGAAAGGATTGCAGCAGATGTAGGATTCTACAGCGATTGGCATTATGCAGGTGTTGAACTTAATCCTAGTAATGGAGTACTTACACAAAGCATGCTGGCATGTGATCCTCTTTATATATACACAGGCAATATCGCAGACACAGATAGTATACGCAACAAATTTAACAACTTTTTTTCAACTAGACGTTTAATGTTCTATAACAACTTAAAAAATTTGCCGCAAAATCAATTTGGTTTGGCAACAAGCATTAACTGTTATGAATTTTGGCCCATGGATCCTATCAAGGATGAGATTAGTAGAGTATACAATCTATTACGGCCGGGCGGGTATTTTATCTTTACCTATAACAATTGTGAACAACTACCAAGTTTAGACCTATGTGCAGGACCTAAAGGCTACCGTTCATATAATACTAAAGAGCTTATGACAAATATGGTGCGGATGTTTGGATTCCAGATAGTAAGTGAACAGAGCCACAGAGATGCTCATAATTGGATGATAGTCAAAAAACCTGGTGATATTACTAGTCAAAAACTATGTTCACCACTAGTTGAAATTAAAACTTCTAAATAATTTTTATTGACATTACCCTCAAACCTAAATATAATACTACTATTATAAACATAAGGAAACTTCGATGAAAGATTATCTACTCGACATCGTCAAGCATACACATTCGCTTGGCTTTATTAGTCTTGTTAAAGTAACAGGCACAGACA